TTATTAAAATGTTTATGAACTCCACGCTTTTTTTACTATTATTCTACGAAATTTAGTATATATTTTTTCTCAATACACAAGGTAGAGTATAATTCCAAATTTCCAACCGATTTACGATTTATCAACGATCTTGGCATTCTCTTCAATAAAGGACATCATTGTTCCAGTATATTTCATACGACCAAGATGACCTAAAGTAATAGCAGGATCTACCCAAACTTTTCCACCAATATTCTGCCAATATCTACAAAAGCCATAGTCTTCAGATAAGAATCTATTTTTATGGGCATCAATATAAGAATTAAAAAATGCGTATGTCCACGGTTTTTCATTTTTAGCAAGAGAGCCAGTATCATCATCATACTTTAATTCAGGGTGGGCTTCTATAAGCTTTAAAAATGTTTCTCTTTTTATAAGCATAAAACCAGTGCCAGCATCAAATATTTCAATTGCCCCGTTTTCAACATTTAAAGTAGTTTGATCCTTAACTGGGTTAACAACAAATCTAACACTCTTAGCCGCAAGTTCTTCAACAGCAACTCCGTCTTTTACATTCTTAGCAACTTTTTCCCAATCAATTGATTTAATAGGATAAGCAACAGTCATTACTTCTTTATCATGCCATAGCAATTTTATAATGTCTTCAGGTTCCCAGGAGATATCGGCATCAATAAACATCATGTGAGTAAATTGTTCATTACCCATAAATTTAGCCGACATATTGTTCCTAGCACGATTGATCAATGAATCAGTGATAGTTGCTACTGCAAACTTCATGCTATGATCTCTAAAATACATTAGAGTCTTAATTAGACTCATCATTGTTGGTTCTGATATTTGCTGATCGTAGCAAGGAATAGCAAAAAGAACATTCCATTTTGCCAATTGATCTTGATTAATTTCTATTGATTGTGTTTCAAAAAGTCCCATGCCTATAGTATACATAAAAAAAAGGGCTGAGATCGCTCCCAGCCCTTTTTTTATTTTAATATTACTTATTTTTTACAAAAGTCTTGACACTCTTAATATCTTTTGATTTTACAACCTTATCGGGGACCAAAGAGGTCTCTATTCCTGACGATACTGGCACTCTAAAATAGAGAGTTTCAGTTTCTTTATTGTAATGAATCTCAACGCTTACATTAATCTTACGAGCTTGGGCACGAATTCTCTGTTGCATTGAATTGTATTTCTTACCAGCTTGAACTCCCTCAATTGAATAAGGCTTTCCACTTTGACTAGATAGGTTCAAGGTATCAATAATCATTTGCAATTCAGCAGATGTACGACCACTTCTTGAGATTACTGGGAATGAACTTGCTTCTTTAATTTGCATTTTCTCTCGTTTCTATATTGGTTTTGAATAACGCCTATCGGCTTGACATACAACTTATCAGTAACTTTACTAGAAACAACCTTCGTCTATAAATATTTTATTAAATATTTTTCAGAGAGGATCTTCTGATTGAATCTAATTGCGCAATTAAAACAGCATTTTGCAATGTCAATTCAGACACTTTATCACTCATAATTTTAAGAACTAACTGTATATCTACCGTATCCTTATCCATTAAATGTTCTCCATCCATACACCCACCTCCTCTACTGGAATTTGTGTTTTATTAAAACCTGGCACATATGCATTCATATCACGATTATATACTGTCACTGTACCATAATCCTCAAAATCTTCACCATCTGGGGCATCAATACCTAGTATTTCTATTTCAACTTCTTGTTCAACACCCATATTTTGCACAGAATTAAATACCGACCCAGCAAGAGCATCAGCTAAGTCTTTAGATCCAGAATTAGGGTGATCTATTTTATTGTTACTAAATAATCTTAACTTCAACAATTCTTCTTCAACAAGAACATGATTCCAATACCCACGAAGCCTTGTGTCATAAATAGATGTCATCAATGTATCATAATCAGTTTTCTTAACGCTGTGAAAGTCTGCATTAATACCTTGAGCTTTCAAGCTTTGAATCATTTCAATAGATTGCCATCTATCAAAAGTAACTTTAGCAACATCAAACCTTCTACAGAGATCAACAATAAGCTGTCTCACAGAAGCAAAGTTAATTTCTTTACCAGGTTCAGCCTTCCAGGAATGTATTAAATCAACATTAATAACTGGCAGCCTTTCAACACCCATTGATGTAACTATTTCTTTAAATCCAGAACAATGCGTCATACATAATGCTGTTCTATCTCTTTTAAAACCTAAGTCTATATGAATAAATCTTTGATGACCATCAGTATTATTAAACCACGGCTTATATCTACCTTCTTCATCCATAGGGTCATCTGAATATATAAAAGCTTTTCTTACTAATTCTTCATCTCTAAAGTAAGCATCTTCCATTGTTGGAGGTTCACATTCAAAACGAGATGCTGCTTCAATTGGATTTCTAATATACTCAGATTCTAATTGCTCTCTTTTAATTGTTGGATTAACTTCCCATGTTGCTGCTTTAATTGACCAAGTTTTAGGTTCATTCTTTTCTCTAGAGCTGAAATATCTCTGCTGAATAAAGTCACCTTTATAGCGTGGGAATGACAATAGAATAACCTTACCAATTTCTGGAAACCGTGACATTACGGATAGCTTACTCATGTTATAAATTGCAGATGCTGATCCCTTTGATCTCACTTCACCTTTCAATTCGCTATCTGTTTTAAATGCAGATATCTCATCAAGAATAACTGTCATTACTTCATAACCTTCCCAACCTTCAGATTCAGAGTGACCAGAGAATAATCTTACAGGTCTGGAAAAGAAAAATATTTCTGATACTCTAGGTTCAAACCCCACATTATTAAAATAAGGAGATGATAGCAATAAGTTCTTTAATGGTTCAAAGAACACTCTCTGAGCTTGCTGAGCGTTTACAGCAAGGTTTAGAAGGTCAATATAAACACCGTGAGCTTTACCATAATAGCCAAGAGGATCTCTTAAGCAATGTAATAGATATACGGTATACGCCATAGATATTCTGGCACAATGGTCTTTTCCAGATCCTTTGCCGAGCATACAAATCACTTCATTGTCTGTGTATTTCTTGTAAATCTCTTTTCCCTTTTCTTCGCCATATAATTTTATTAAAGTGTGTTCTTTGAATATCTGTGTGCTATGCTTTACAATCTCCAACTGAATCTCAGATAGAGGGGGGAGACCGAGATAGTGTTTATCTTGAACAAAAGTTTCAATAGAAACAGGTTCTTCCATAAATTCATCTTGGCGCAATAATCTATCAAAATCATTAAATTCAAGATTGATACCTAAGAAATCAGACATGTTTCTATACTACCCTATAGGCGTTTTGAAAAGATCTCAAATTATGAGCCCTATAGGCTTTTTTAAAAGATCTCAAATTATGATCTCTATAGGCGTTTTCAAAAGATCTCAAATTATGAGCCCTGTTCTTCATCTTCTTCTACCGTGAATGCAGTGTTGGTTACAATGTCAGTGTGTTTTCCTGTCATAATCTCAAAAGCAATTTCAAGCTCCTTGCGAACTTCCTCGGCAATAGATGGATGCTTTGAGATAACATCTCTTAATATTTTTGATAAAATTTGATTAACATTCTCAGCCTTCTGCATTCTGGCAATATATTCACCATCTGTTTGATTCCCACCCATAAGCTTATGGAGTTGAGCTTTCTTAGTAGCAAGATCCCCAGCCAGCTTGATTGCCTGAATTCTGGCAGCAACCATGCCGTTATCTGTTGCTATATTAATTGTTTCCCAAGCTTCCTTACTTAATTCATCAAATTCAGTAAGAGCTTTAATTGTATTAAATTGTACTTTTTCAAGAAAAAACGGGTCTTCCTCAATAGTTTGATTTAATATTAACTTATATTCATCAATGTACTCTTTAACATCATTAATCGGCAATGTCATGAGTGAAGATATTTCCCTCATTGAATAACCTTTTACATGCAAAAGACCAACTTGTTCAACATCTCTAATTTTCTCTACTAAACTTTTTTGTTTAACATGTTCAATATTTGACATAATCTATCTACATAGTCCTTTGTTACTTTGTCCCAAGTCATATTCTCATTTATGTACTTAGCACCTTCTAATGTCTTATTTGAGACAGCATCATAGTTTTTAACTACATATAACATTTTATCACACAAATCATCAAAACTTGGCTCTGCCCACTCCCCAGTATCTTTATATACACCATCCATGTTCTTGCTAGACCATTTGTAATCTAAAGGTACAGACATTTCTGCATACTCCTCGCAGGCAGTAGCGTTAGTGCAGATCGTTGGAATACCTTTTGCTATTGCCTGAAATGGTATCAGCCCCCATCCTTCGCCACTTGTTGGGTATAGTAAGCAGTCTGATTCATCGTATAGCGCAGAAAGAAGGCTTTCACTTAATTTCCAATCTATAACTTCAATACGAGGATGCCCGTGAATAGATGACTGATTGCTCGTACCTTTATGAAAGCGAGCGTCTGGAGCCCCGTTAGATTTGTAAATTAGTTTATAATTTTCATCACGACCAAAAAGATGCATGAACGCATCAACAGACATTTGAGAATTCTTCCTCGTTGAAGGAGACCCCATGCTTAAGAATGTAAACGGCTTATGAGGCTTCCTTTTATGAGGGTAGTAAAGATCTGGATTAACACCCAAATTAAAGGCATACACTGGCTTGGTCACACCAGAGTTTATAAATACATTTTTCATAAATTCAGATGTAGTCCAAATCTCATCCATCTTGTTCATTCCATCAACGCTGTCATCGCTTATACGATTGGTTTCCCAATATGTAAAGCCAATTGAATACTCAGAACCAATAACATAATATTCAGGGAGTGTATTGTTAATCACAACGGGATTAGTAAATTTAGTATTCCTTAATGAATACCCAACGCCAGGAATCTCTGGAGCAAGATGCTCAACATATGTCTTGGAAACCAATCCATTTTTGAATAACGCTTCATATATAGGATAGGCAGCATCAGCATACCCAGTGCCCGCCACATGGGAGCCTGCATCATTCCACTCTACTTTACTCATCTACAGAAAAAGCAATTTTCTTTCCTGCACTTTCAGCAGCTGATCTTAATTTAGGCAATGGTAGTCCGTGAACTTTTGTATACTCAACTCTGTAATTATACCAACCTTCAACTGCTCGCCAAATGCTTGCATCGGTAGTATCTGCTAACTCCTGAAGATCCTCTGTTGTCAGAAGGAAGCTGAGAACACCCAAAGGCATATACACAACAACATCATAATTCTCGCCTTTATCTTTTGAATACTTTTCCAATATCTCCTGATAGTGCCGAACCATTCCTTCAACTGGCGTACCAGTAAAGAAATCAACATTACCGTAAATATTTCTCTCCCGAGGGCATACATCATCAACTCCAACGAATGCTCCGTAGCTTCTGCAAACTAGCGGTCTAAAGCCATAAATAGTACAACCGCCTTTATAGAAAGCACACTTACGAGTTGTTTCACCCCCGAATTTAAGATCTTTATCATGCATTGCATCTTTTAAGGAATCAATAACAGACTTAAGCCATTCATCCGCATGCTCCTGACCTTTATCTTCTAAGTACAAATAAAATTGTTGAGTTAAATTGAAAGCAATGTTCGCACATTCTGCCATTGGAATTGTTAATCCAATAGTGCAACAATGACCCGAGCCCAAACACTTATACTTAGTCTTATTCTGATTCGCCTCAATTACCCGAGCTTGATTATATACAATATTCAACTCAGCAAATAAACCTAAATCTCCTGCCGTAATACTTCTTTGCATTATCTACCCATACCTTTCTTTTTCATATCTCGTTGTTTTCTCAATTCACGCTTCCTACGCTCAGCCGCTTGTTGCATAGGAGACTTTGGTTTCTTAGAAGTTACAGCAAGGTTTCTTCCCTTACCTCTAAATTTTAATAAATCATATTTCTTACACCAGTTATACAAACCTTGTGGTGTTATTTCAATGTTGTAAGTTTGTTTTAGTAACTTAACAACATCAGTTAAATTCATTCTCTTCTTGACATAGTGCTCGTACAGCCAAGACTTATCCTTGTACGGCTCAAGAGCCATGAGAAACCGCCATGAGATAATACCAAAGACCAATGCCTACTGCATCAACAATATCATCATCTGCTAAATCTTCATTTGACATATGGAAGTATTCTATCACAATTTGCCGAACACGATCTTTTCTTTCTTTCTTTTTCTTTGCTTCCGTATTCAATTCTATCTTATCATTCTTGGATATATTCTTATACCCAATGCCCCGTTTCCACAAAATTGGGTTAATATCAATTACTTTGAAACAGTAAGTCTGAACAATTCCCCAGGTGTAACCGATTATGTAAGATATAACACGGCTTGTTTGGAAGTTTTGAATGTAAACTGATTGTTCAATTACACAAACAGATGGGTTATGTTCCTTGCATATTTCTTTAATGCCAGAATTAATCTCATTAAATTTAATTGAAATATCATTAGTTTTTGTAAACTTTATTTTACCGCAATCTACTAATTTAAGACCGCTACTAAAATCAATAACTGCCCACCCTAAAGAGTGAGATGACGGGTCTATTGATAACACCTTGCTATCGTTCTTGTGTACAATATTCTTAAGGTTCATTACATACCATCTCGCACTTTGGTCTCATCCCAACCCCAGCCGACTAATCGTTGAACAAACCTTTCTCGTTTGCATTTTTCACAAATCAATTCTTTATTGTATACAGAAAGAACCACAGTGCATGTTTTTGTCTTACAAATTCTTTTTTTGTTTTTATTAGCTTTTTTTTCGTAATAATTTGCTAATAACTTTTTGTTAGTAATAATCTTTCTGCACTCAGCAGAGCAATAAATACTATTATAAACTTTTGCTATAAATTGTTTTGCGCAATCTGGATTGCTACAAATTCTTTTTTCTTCATTAACCACTTTCTCCCCAGCATAAAGCAGCAACATTACAATCAGAACAATGCTTAGATGTTCTCTTGTATGGTCTGTCGGGGATGTCACCGCTTGTGTAACTCCCATAAATAGTTCTATATTTCTTAAATAATTTATCAATATAGTCTTGATCTTTTTTTATAAAAATAGGCAGAATTTCTTGATTATTCTTACATTCATAAATAACAAAACCGCTATCAAGATTCAAACATTCCATATAGATTTGCGCTTGCCTATAGTGCTCATCCTTTGGTTTGTTATGAAGCTTCCTGTAATGAAAGCCCTCGGAGCTAATTGATTTTAATTCAATCAATTTTTCCCCGTACCAATTGATAATACCGTCAGCTGTGCCTTCAATTGGTGGTGATGAATACGATACTGGGATTTCCTCTTGAACAAGGATGCCCATGTCTCTAAAGTATTTATAAATCCTGTCGTGAACTGCATGACCATTATCAAAGATACGATAAGTCTGCGGTCTGAAGTCTGGCGTAACGCTCACGCCAGTAAACAAGTAATTCCAGTATCTCGGGCATTGATTCGTATAGCTTGGGTGAAACCCATTCACTTTTTTAAATTCAGGCTGATTACGCTCTGCCAATGAATCATCAATTGCTTTGGATAGACTATCTACTAAATCTGCGTCTGAAAATTCCTCAGCAACAACTGCAATCTTCTTTGGTTGTTTAAGTACCTTCAATGATTTCATTAATATCCGCCTTTCCCAGCGAGTTTTAGAGCATTTATGTTTTCCGCTAATGCTTCATACATTGTTTTCCATATGTCATTAACAAATTTGTCTTGATCATTCATAACAGCAGACTTTCTTTTAAAAGCTTGCGATTTTACAATCATTAGTGTTCTATACGCTGCTAATATATTAGCATACTTGACAGCCTGCATTCCTAAATAGTGATCAGGATTTTCAATTATATCTTCAACTATACGAAGACATTCCATGAATTCTTCTGCTTTATCACCCATTTGCTCCAATAGCATCTCTTTATTAATTATGATATCAGCCATATTATTTCTTCCTTAAATCTTCAGTAACAACCATAGCCTGTTTCATTTCATTCTCTTCACGGTAAAGTGCAAGAGCAATAATTGCGTATGATGCAAGGTCTATAAGGGAATCCTCAACGCCTTCATTAACTAATTTACTCCCCTTAGCGGCACTTTGCAGGCGAATTACTTTATCATTTGCTCGGATTAATGTACCAACCCAGCCTGGAACGCCCCAGTCAACTGACGCACGAACATTGGCAAGAGGATCACTCGCAGTGCCATAGTCCTGCCCTTTCTTTGTGTGGAGCGCTCGTAGCTCCTCTAATATCTGAAAGAACATTGGGTTCCCGTACTGATTCATGCTTCTACCTTCTTTCTTTGAATTCCGACCATCCAGAACAATATATACAATCCGATATATCCATCATCATGCCCAATGCCAAAACCAATTGATTTATAACCAGACAACTTGTCACAAAATAAACTATATTTATATTTTTCACTCATACTCGCTTCCTTTCACCAGCTCTTGGAACACTTCCCAGTCTATTATAGCAACCTTTGTCTCGGAGTTCTCACCAAATACAACAGAAATGCATGGATATTTATAATTAGCATTCCATGCATCTTTGCGCATTTTGTTCCAAGCTTTTAATGTAAGAGTAAAAGTTCTTTCGTTATGTTTGTAATCAAGTAAGAATTTATTCAACGAAGCATCGCCCTTTCTTAGACCACGACCAGAGTTCTTTACAGCCTTCGCTTTGTCTCTCTTGATCTCTTCCTGTTCAGTTCTTTTCATAGAAACATCTTAATAAGAAAAAATAAATAAACAATAGCTCCAACAACAACAACAATATTATGCTTTTTCATAGCCATACTCCGACATCACTTTCGTAGACAAGGTTTTCATCCACCCGCCTTTCCCTTTAGCCAAGACTCCAGGTTCTCCAGTGTATTCACATGTTTGCAAAGAAAGACTTTCAAACTTGTTAATTACATCACGCATCGCATAATAATCTTTTGAATTTGAATCTATATAATACCTTAACCCACCAAACTTCTCTTTGACTTGGTAAAGCTTATAATCAGGATCAATAGCAGACAGCTCTCTATGGCAATCAACAATCAGTTGATGCCAGCCCTGATTACAATCAATGCTCTGGAAGAACGGCTCGGAAATATATGACCGAACTTCTTCAATTTCATCTTCTAGGTAACTCACTACTTGCTCCTTATTTCTTGATCTGTTGGACTTCTGAAATTAGAATTCCTAATTAATAAATTATACTCATCATTAGATACTCTCTGTACAGGGTTCTCCCTTGAGAAGACAATACCAGATCCAGTAATGTAACCAGTGCCATTTTGGAAATATATATATTTGTCCCTATTAATCGCCTCAACTGGCTTAAACATAGATATGCCCACACGCTTAATTAAAGAGTTAAGCATCTTATCACACTGTTTTTGCCAATTATATTCCTTAATAACCGCAGGAGCCTGCTTATAGTAGTAATCACACTGAGCATCAAAATTCTCTACTGCATTCCTCATAAGTTCAACAGTTGAATCAAAATCTGGGAGAATAACATCCCCAGTGTGATAACCAGTGTGCTGTGTCCTGCCTAGTGTTGATTCAATGATATTGTTACCAAGATATTTTTCATACGAACACCACCGACTTGTTGATATTGTTGGCATACCCGTAGCTAAAGCTTGCAGAGGTATTAGCCCAAACCCTTCACCCTCTGTAGGGTAAATTAAAATATCGTGGTTATGGTAAAGTTTAACCATGTCAGGTTGACTCAATGTTTTATGAATCCTTATAATATTTTTACTGGAGGACTCTTCTATCTTAAACAAGTCCATAACGCTCATCTCATTGTTGCCATGATACTTAAGCGTAAGCGTAATATCATCTCTGTCTTTAAACAGAGTGGTAAATGCTTTCTCAACCAAATCAGCCCTCTTACGGGGGCTACCTGAATCAACATGAAGAAACCGAATCTTTCCCCGATTACCTCTTTTAAAAGGTGTCCACATATCATCAATACCTAATTCAAAAATATATGTAGGTGTATCAACACCAGAGTTAGCAACTGCATCTGCAGAGAATTGATTGCCTACCCAGATTTCGTCAAATGACTTCATGGTAGGAATCCACCAATCCCAAGCCCGAGTAGCCTCTAGGTATGTACCATTAATCTTATATTGATGGTCATAATGTTTTTTAAAACCAGGCTGGCGAAAATCTTGACCAGTTACAGGATGATGCCATTCAGGTTCCATGTAAAACATTTGTATCTGAGCAGCAGGATCATTCTCAACGACCTCTAACTGCTTACCACGATAAGTGAACTGATTAAAATGTTTTACAATATTGGTATAGCCATAGGCATAGCCAAAAATATTTACAGCGTCTTTAATATGCTGATCGGTATGAACCGAAAAGATCATTCCTTGATAAGCTTTTGAATCTCCTTGACTTGCTTCTCAGTCAATTCAATAGCTCCCATGCCGTTCCACTTACTATCCTCATAAGTATACCAAGCGCCCTTACGAACAATAACATTCATCTCAATCGCAATATCAATCAACTCACGCCGACTATCAATCTGCCCTAATTGGGGGAGGACATAATAATAACCAGTAGAGCCAATAGTAGGTAACTGCTTAGTTTTTTCAATAGTCCACACAGCCCGTTGCGAAGTAATCATATTATTCGCCTCACGCTCCATCTCTCCTTTAGACATAGAAAGAAAAAGCTTGATGACATTATGCATGTTGTGATGCACAACATTACCCATCTTAGCCTTAGTGATTGCGAACATACCACTCAAGTCAACCGTTTGATGAGCAACAAACAGCATGATATTACGCTCCTTATGAAGATAATTTACAAGTTTCTGTAAGAAGTAACCCTGCGAGCGAGCAGACAAGCCCATCGCCTTACCACCTTCGGGCTTATCATAAAACTCTTCCTTCACGATATTAGACAACGAATCAAACAAAAAAATATGTTTTTCTTTATCATCAGTCAAATACCCGATCAAACTTTTCATAATATCTTCAACAATAGTAGACTGAATCACCACCACATCGGAAATATCTAGACCACACTTCTCTGCATACACATCACTGTACGAAGACTCAGAATCAACAATGACTGGGCGATACCCCATCTTCTGCGCCTCAGCCATAATTCTAAAGCACATAGTTGTTTTGCCCACAGAAGGTGTACCCCAAAATAGATGAGTCGCACCAGTATTTAATCCACCACCTAATGCACGATTAAGCCCAACGCTAGGGGTCGGGATAACATCATGGATCGGCATTGTATCGCCTTTTCTTTTATCTACAAGTAACATATTTCTCCTTCATTGAAACATCCTGTCTAGTATTCTTGATTTAATAATTGTTGTTGAAATCTCTTCTGTATACGGAACAAACATCACTCCGATATTATTCTCATCAAGCCATCCTTGTGTGAATCCCATTTGCTTATAGTAATCTTTGCTTTGCCAGTCGGAACCAACAATTACAAGATCAGCTTTTGCCTCCATGATAGCAGGTTTAGAATCAGCACCGCCCGAGTTTACAATTACTTTGTCCACCCATTTGCACGAAGAAACAACTTCCATTCTTTCAGCTAAACTGCAGATTGGAGGCTCTTTGTATTGAGAGCAGAACTCATCGGGGTTGACGGACACGACCAAGTAGCCATCGTCACCAGCCGCCTTCTTACATCTCTCCAACAATCTAGCATGACCAGAGTGAAATAAATCAAATGTCCCACCTGTATATACAATCATTTTGCCTCCACTGATGCATTAACAAAATTCCATTTATTAGCATTATGAAATGTAAACTTCTCAACACCATCAATACTGGATAGAGCATCACAGTACTCAAACATTACACTATCAAATTCTTTAAACTGAAAGTGATTTGTATCATTAACAATGACAGTAGGAACCTCTGGAACGCTTACTGTTTTGCAACCAATACCAGCCCAAGCTAAAACATTTCTAGAATCAAGATGCTTTACCCCAGTTCTGAAATCCATGACTTCTCTTTTCCATACATTCATGCTCGCCAATGTTGCAGCAATTACATATGATTTATCGTTAAGATTATTTATCAACTCAATCATTGTACCAGAAAAACCAGGTAATACTTCTCCAGAATACGGAGAAAATTGCATTACACGATCAACTCCATTGAGCATGGGCATTATAGTGTCAATCGCTCCAGGAATCAACACATCATCATCACCAATAACCCAAACATAGTCACCAGAGCCAGCGGTAATGCCATGTAAACAATTACCATCGCAACCAATGTTTTGTTTCCTGATGGAGTAGTCAGATACATAATTCTTATATTTGTAAGCTATATCTCTTGCATACCCGTCTTGGTCATTATCAGATACAATAATTTCAATATCAGAATTAGTTTGATGTATTATACTGTTTAAACAGTCATCTAAGGAATCCCTCCTATATGTCGGGATGTAGATTGTAAGTAACACTAGACTGCTACCTCCACTAGATTCTTCCTCTTTATATAATCATCAATGGGGATAATCTTATCCGCTGACTCAAGTTTGAACGAGTCAAGCCTGTTTAAACTATTCTTATCCTCAACAGCTGTAAGACGAATGGCATACCACATATGCTCTTTCAGCATTTGTTTTACCTTCTTGTAAACTGCTGCGAATACTACAATCTTAAAGAATTGCTTTCCATCCCAGCAGTACACGCTTGCCATTTCTTTTCCAGATGATGTAATGAAATTTCTAATATTAAAAATATATGCAAGAGTTTTTTCATCGCTTACATAACCAATGCCGTGATCGTAAAGCCAAGCATATTTATGATCAATGCCGTGCTTCTTAAGCATCATAATATTGAACAGGTTGGAATCTTCGGCTTCATAGACATCACAGTAAGCATGTAGTGTCCTATCACCGATCAAAGCGTAAACATAATCTCTCTGCGCCAGCTCGGTATTACGCTCGCCAAACACGGTGCAAGACCCCGAGTGATCTTCAAATTCAACTCTCAGGTATCCTGTAGCTTTCTTTGTAGAACGCACCACTGCCTTAATAAGTGTAATGTTTGACATTGTTTCGTGGAATTCATTAGCATCCTCTACGAACTCATCAATCTCTGTTTTATGAGAACTAGCAGCAATAGGGAACCCGAGTATAGGTAAGTAATATTTCTCGTGATCAAATTGCGATACATGACCAATAGACTTGAATACACCAACCTTATCAAAGCTTTCCCTTAGCGGAGCTTTAATAGATGATTTGGAACACTTATTAGTAAACTCCTCAAATGAATTAAACGGTCTCTTTTGGAAAATTTCCTTGATAGCACTGCTACCACAGCCAGTGACATTGGAAAGACCAAAGCGAATACCATCTTCTTCGCCTGGGAGTGACATGGAAAAGAACTCAACAGACTTGTTAATGTCGGGACCATATATGGTTAACCCCAAACGCTGGGCTTCCATAAGGTATGCAGTGATCTTGTCTGACGCTGATTCATTATATAGTAATGACCAAATGAACTCCAATGGGTAATTCACCTTCAACCACATTGTTTGATATGACAACATAGAGTAAGCAACAGCGTGAGATTTATTAAACATATACAACGCCGACATTTCAAACTCAGACCAAATCTTTTCTGATTGCGCTGGGGTGAGATACTTATTGTTTAGAAACTTCTCCTTGTACTTATCAAAGCCAGCAGCATCTCGCTTCTTACCAATGATCTTACGCAACGAGTCGGCTTCCGACCAAGTGAAATCTGCCAGCAATACGGACATCTGCATCAACTGCTCTTGGAAGATCACCGTGCCATAAGTTTCTTCAAGAATAGGTTTTACAATATCATTTGGATACTTAGGCTTAGCGTTACCTTTCTTACAATCAATATATCTTTGTCCTTGAGATAACAAAGCACCAGGACGAACCAATGCGTTGGACACAACTAAGTCGCTAAAGTTATCAATACCCATTCTCTCTATAAGGTTACGATAGGCTGCAGCATCCGCCTGAAACACACCAACGGTGTTAACATTATTAAAGTTTTCAAACACTTTTGGATCATCAAGTGCCAACGATTGATCCCTCACATCAATCCCCAGACGCTCTGTAATCTTCGCTAAGCAATCTTTAATCACAGATACGGTCTTTAGACCCAAAACATCTATTTTAATAAGCCCAACCGCTTCGGCATCTTCCATAGCAAAAGCTGTAACCGCCGAACGACCCCCATTTTGGGAATCCTTGCGAGACTCAACAGGACAAACATCGGTCAACGGAACGGACGAAACAACCATGCCAGCCGCATGAACCCCAGCGGTACGAATCCGATCTTGCAACCTTGAAGCCAACGGAACAATATCGGGATACTTCTTAATAAAAATCTTTCCCTTATCGGTGGCTTTAAGTTCCTCAATCGTTTCAAAAAACGGCGTGATGCCATTGATCTCGGCAAACGGAACTTGCAAAACACGAGCAACATCCTTGACAGCACTCTTAGGTTTAAAAGTACCATAAATAGAAATCGCAGCAACATTATCTTTACCCCAACGAGTGGCAAGATAAGTTTTAACCTCATCACGGCGCTTATCCTCAAAGTCCAAGTCAATGTCGGGATAGTCATTACGCTCAGGATTAATAAACCGAGCAAACAACAAATCATATTTAATCGGATCAACCTTGGAAATGTCCAACAAAAACGCCAGCAGACTACCGCCAACAGAACCACGACCAGTACCACGACCAATATCATTACTATCAGCCCACTTCACCAAATCCCAAACAATCAAAAAGTAATCGGCAAAACCGAGTTGCTTAATAATCCCCAGCTCCTCATCCAACCGTTGCGTATACACATCATCGGTATACCCCAACTCTTGCAAACGGAACCTTGTAATCTCCAAAAGGTAATCATCCGAATTCATCGCCTTCATAAACTTCGGCAACAAATTCTTCCGCTTCTCCATCCGAGCCGTACACTTCTCGGCAACCTCCATCGTATTCTCCAGAATATCCAAACGATCATAACCCGCATCTTTAAACCAAGAAGCCACCTCATCAGCGCCAGCCACATACGGATTAATATCATCAAACCTAAGATTCCTGTTAGGATACATGTTGTTGATTTTCGCCACCATATCAAAAGAAGGATTATGCAAGCAATCAGCATGATCCTTGGCATGGCGTTGATCGGCTGGAGAGATACTTGGGAACTGGGAAAGCATCAATAGGATCTCTTCGCATCCCTTATCTTTCTTACTAGGAAAGTGACAATCGGCAGTAGCTAATACAGGTCTACCATAAGCGTTTGCTAAATCAATTAACCCGTCATTTAACTGCTTAGGGTTCCATGATTGCATCTCATAATAGAAATCATCTTTAAATATCTTTATAAACTTCTCAGACAACTGCTCTGCCCGAGCAGTATCGCCAGCCATGATTGCTTTAGAGATTGCACTACCCATACAACCCGATAGAGATATGATATCCCCATCAACTAACTCTTCTAATAGTTCAAAGTCAATCCTAGGTTTATAATAGAAATTGTCAGTCCAAGCCGTTTGATTCATCTTGAATAGCTTCTTAAGACCTTCATTGTTTTTAGCCAGCAATATTAAATGGAAACGCTCGCTTCTATCTTCCGAGTCGGACTTGATAGACGGAACGAAGTAAGCCTCTACACCAAACAAAGGCTTTACATTATTGGCTAGGCAAGCATCTTGAAATTTCAATACACCGCCCATTGTGCCGTGGTCTGTAATTGCTGCTGCAATCTGACCGTTGGTGCTTGTTATCTTGGCAATCTCCTCGGGAGTTGACATTCCGTCAAGCAATGAATATTCTGAGTGGCAATGCAAGTGAACAAAATCGGTCACATATTCTCCAAATCTATATCTAGTAGAGAGTTTACTCTATCCATCTGTTTCCAGTAACCAGCATTGTACCATGCATTCTTTAGAAAACATTTGATTCCAGCATCTTCAAGAATTTCAATTTCAGATGGATTATCCTCTACAACAAACATTGGATTTAAACCTTTTATAATATCAACCTTTTCACCAAACTTAGAGAAATATGGAACAGTGGTGCTTATATTCCATTTGTCCAGCCAAGGGATTGTTTCTGCGACTGCAGCAGGTCTTCTTCTTGCAGTAACCACATGAACATCAATCCCTAAATTAAACCAGTAGTTAACTTGAAAGAAAGCATCTTCAAATGGTTTTAAATTTTTCCAAAACAATGCATTTGAAAATAACTTTAAAGCTTCTTCGTCTTGGGTATCTGTCATCAACCAATCTTTATAATCAACATCAACACCGCAAACATATTGTAAATAGTCAGATATGCCTGTGTCTATATCAGCGATAACGCCATCTAAATCCAAAACAATTGATTTATTTTTATAATCCATATTAATTCCTCTCGGTAAATTAAAAAACGCTGGGGCTTTCACCCCAGCGTGTCTTAAGTTCTTTTACCAGCTGTCTTTCATTTCACCAGTGGTTAGGTACATTTGTTGCTTTTCGTATGGCAACAACATATACACCGAATCAAGCTCATGCATTGGCATTGACTTAATAGCATCTGTTTCAGGAGATGTGTCTAGTGGAATTAATGAATAGTTAGTGTCGGATGCTGCCGAACCAGTTCTTGAATACTTATAGAATCTGTCAGTAATAGTTCCAAATTCTTTTGCGTATTCAATCAATGTCAAACCGATATGGCGCTGATTAAATGTTGTATCAAGAACTCGTGGTTCCCATACACCTGGCTCTAGCTCAACCGCAATATTGATAAGCAAATGCGGCTTTGCTCGCCATGCCTTATCAACTGCTGCTTGCTCAGTACCCCAGCAACGGTA